TCTTTATCACATGCTCTTTACGATGGAACCAAATAACGCAAGAGGAATTGACGATATTGCAGTAAAATTACGCATCGAAGCACTTCGCAATTTCAAGCGTTGGATTACTCACGATGTTCTGCCGTCTATTCGCAAGCACGGCATGTACGCAAAGGATGAACTACTCGACAACCCCGATCTGCTGATTGAGGTTGCAACCAAGCTGAAGCAGGAACGCGACGCAAGACTTGCCCTCGAAGCCAAGAACGCCGCGATGCTTCCAAAGGCAGATTTTTATGACGCTGTGATCGAAAGTTCCGACACCATCGAAATGGCAACGGTTGCGAAAATTCTGAATGTCGGCATCGGTCGCAATAGACTGTTTGAAATTCTGCGCGAACAGAAAGTCTTGCGCGACGATAACACTCCGATGCAACACTACGTAGACCTAAAGTGGTTCAAGTGCGTCGAGAGCAAATATACTAAGCCTGACGGTGGTGTATTTGTAAACGTCAAGACCGTTGTCTACCAGAAAGGTATCGACGGAATTTTGAAGTTGCTCAAAGAAAAGTATGGGTTGAAGCCTGTTCGTTAAGCGGGATAGTGTATATTTTCGCTTGACAAGTTGTTTCGCATAATGTATTATAGTGTTAGGTGGTGTATAAAGTGAACATGAAAGAAGCCGCTCAAAAGCTCGGTAAGCATCATAATACCGTTCAAAGATGGATCAAGAACGGTCAGATCAACTGCGTTAAGATCGGGCGAGATTGGGAGATTTCGCAGGAAGAAATCGATAGGATTAAACGAGAAGGATTGAAGCTTAAAAAGGAGTAGATATGGTTAAAAGTAACACCCGCCCCGTCCGCAATAGTGAAGAATTGTTTACAGAGGCATTCCGAATACTTAGTGGTCATTATGATCAAGACTGTTCAATGGATGAATTGTGCGACGAAATCAAAAGGCGCAACCCAAACATATGCGATAGAGCATTACACTTAATAAAAAACGCGCAGTTGCTACTGAATCCATCCGCGCTTATTGATTTTTTTGATGTTCTATACAACGGATTTGACGGAGAAATGTTAGATCGAATCAAATCACCAATAGAACAGATATTTTTCATTGCGATTTTATCCATCGTCCATGAGAAATATTTATATCACACTCTCGGAATATCAATCGAAGTAATCAACCAGCAAGATATTTCTGTAAGCGGATACAATTATATCCCAGATTTTTCTTTCAGAATTTATTTATCTGAAATAGACGAGAAACTAAACTTCTATTCCGATGATGATAGTTTTATTTCAAGCGTCTTTGTCGAATGTGACGGAAAAGATTTTCATCAGAAAACGAATGTGCAAATATCAAACGGAAACAGAAAAAGCAATAACATGCAAGTGAGCGGACGCACCATATTAAAGTTCAGCGGAAGTGATATTTTTAACTACCCTTACGAATGTGCCGAAGCTTCTTATTGCGCTATTATTAAAAACCTAAAAAACGATCTATTGATTTGGTCGAGAACTGCCGAGATTATAAGGGAGGATTAATATGGCTACATGTAGAAACGTTTATTTATCATTCTGGACGGACACAAAGGTATGCGATCAGTTTTCGCCGGAAGATAAGTATTTTATGCTATACCTTTTAACAAACAAATATACCAACTTATGCGGGTGCTTCAAGATCAGCATAGGTCAAATTGCATCTGATCTTGGATACAGCAAGGATTCGGTAGAGCGCATATTAGAGCGGTTTGACAAGGAGTACGATATTGCTCGTTTCGACAATTCTACGAGTGAATTATTTGTCAGAAATTGGCATAAGTACAACTGGACTTCTTCTCCGAAGTTGGATTCCGCGCTTTTTGAAGAGATTGAATCGGTAAAAAATGACGAATTTCACGATTGCTTAGTTGATGTTTTCAACGACAGAGAGACGGCAAAAATCAAAATAGCATACCGTATCCATACCGTATCCATACCGTATCCATATGGTATACATACCGTATACGAAGCCGAAAACGCTAGCTCCTTACCGGATGATTATATATATAACGCATCTAGCGAAGAGAACGTAACTAACGTATCTACTCCAACTAACTCTTTAGACGTTACTACTCAAGAAAATAATAACGGTAAATATATAAATAATCAAAAAGGTACTGATATAGAAAAAATACAAAAAAAGAAAACCGCATCGCAATCTGATGCAGACTTGAAAGACGAATCGACCATCAGTGACACGATTATTTACCTCAACGTGAAGATTAACGGCAGATACGTAGCAAGCGCAGAATCTAACAGGAAGTTCATTCGCGCTAGACTTAACGACGGATATACGTTCGACGATTTCAAGCGTGTTATCGACAATCAGTGGTTGAAGTGGAAAGACACCGATATGGTTGAGTACATGCGTCCTGAAACCCTATTCAACGCCACGAAGTTCCAAAGCTACATCAACGCGCCGGATTACTCTAAACAAGCCGTTCCCAAATTCCAAAACAAGGCAGGACGCTTTGAACAAATAGACTTTGAAAAGATTGAGGTATAGCATGGACGTTTCGGGTTTCTACAACATGGATTGCATGGACGCTATGCGGGAGTTAGAAGATAACTGCATTGATTTGACGGTAACTTCTCCACCCTATGACGGATTGCGAGATTATAAGGGGTTTTTATTCGACGCTGAAACCGTTATTGAACAGCTCTACCGAATCACAAAGCATGGCGGCGTTGTTGTGTGGATTGTGAACGACCAGATGATAAATGGATCCGAAAGCGGAACATCGTTCAGGCAAGCATTAAAATTCATTGAATATGGGTTTTGCTTACACGATACTATGATATGGCAGAAAATAAGTCCTTTTCAACATAGTAACAGATACATACAGCAGTTTGAATATATGTTCATATTTAGCAAGGGAAAGCCGAAAACTGCGAATTTGATTTGTGACAGGAGAAATATTTATCGCGGTACAAGCATTCACGGAACAGAGCGTCAAGTAAACGGAAGCACAAAAGCACTATCAACCGTTCAAAAAAGCAAAGAAGTAAAAGATTTTGGAGCGAGATATAACATCTGGGATATTGCGCCAGAAAAGAACAATAAAACAGGACATCCTGCTGTATTTCCAGAAAAACTAGCAAGTGACCACATAAGAACATGGAGTGAATACGGGGATACTGTGTTTGATCCGTTTGCTGGTAGCGGGACAACGCTTGTTGCGGCAAAAAAACTCGGAAGAAACTATATCGGGTTTGAAATTTCAGAGGACTACTACAAAGCGGCAAGCGAACGCCTAGAGCGCGAGAAAGCGATGCAACCGCTATTCGCGCCAGAGGAAATCTATAAACCACAACAGCAAGGATTGAACTTTGAAGATTAAGGAGCAATGCAATGGACACCAAAGAAACACGGACATTCTTCTCGCAGATGCAAGCATCTTTTCCTGCTGATCTGTTTTTTGAAAAGCTGAAAGGACGAGAAGCGGCAACCATCGAAATGTGGAGCAAGGGGTTGGCTGACGTTCCGCTTGAATGCGCCGAAAGATTCATGGTCGATTGGTTCAGAAATAATACTCGTGTTCCTGCGGCGGCTGACGTTTACAAATTCTGGAAGCAAGAGCTAATCGACCAACGTCTGCGGATCGAATCAGTGCAAGAAAGCTACGTCAACGACGGAACTAACGTGTTACTTGAAACCGCTCGGAAGATGTACGAAAATGGAAGAATAACAAATCCGTTCAAGAAAAAGGTGGAGGAAAAGAAAGTGGAGGAAGAAAAATGACCACCGAACAACTCGGAATCATCTGCATCAGCGCGATAGGTCTTGCGGCGGTAATAGGACTCTTTGTGGCTTGGATTGCGATTATTAAAGCGATTGTGAGGATTGGAGGAAGAAATGCGAGAAAAGCTAATCATTAACAACGATTCGGACTTGAGCATGGCGGAGATTCTAGTTCTCGCGCAAGGCGTTGTTTCGGATGGTCGGGTTTCTGGTGACGGAAAATCGTATTGTTATATTACAAGTTTCGTAAAGGGAAAATTCAGAGGGATAACGTGTTGTGCGCAAAGGAACAAAAATTCTGACACGCTGACATTTTGGAGAGAAACACAAGCGGAGGTATAAATGCCATACGATGACTTTGAAGCCATGCTCTACAGCGAAGAACCTGTAAAACCAGTACCGACACGACCGCAGGAGAAGCCCGTAGAGCGATTTAATTCCAAGAGCGAACAAACTGACGCGCAAGACGAAATTCCGATTCCAGACGAGCCTATAGCGGTCAGACGGTACGAACCGATGCAGTTGGAAACTCCAAGACGCATTGAACCAGAAGAAATACTGACGTTGCCCCATAGCGGAGACGCTGAACGTTCAGTGGTTGGCTCTATGCTGATTGACGCGGATGCTTGTGAATTGGCTTGCGTTCTGCTGTCAGAAGAAGATTTCTACGTTCCCGCAAACGCGAAAGTATTTAAGTCGATTAAAGATCTCATATCGAAAAACAAAGCGGTTGATCTTGTCACGGTAACAGAGGTTCTGGAACATCGCGGAGAAATTGAATTAGTCGGCGGAATACTCTATCTGACCGATCTTGTTACGTTTGTACCAACGGCGGCGAATGTCAAGTACTACATCGACATTGTAAAGGGTCACAGTAACCGACGAAGCGCAATAAAGGCAAGCAACGAAGTCATCCGCGATGCAATGGGTGGCGGAACGGATTACGTTAAGATCGCGCAAGCGTCCGTTGAGGAAATCGAATCGAGCCGAATCAACGAAGTCGAGCGAGTCGGAATGAGAGCAATGCAAGCCGCAATCGAAATGGGTGACGCAAAAGCTGCTGACTTCTCAACTGGATTTCCAGAGATTGACAAGCTGCTAAAGGGCGGATTTAGGCGCGGAGAAGTGGTTGTAGTCGGGGCAAGACCATCACAGGGCAAGAGTAGTTTCGCAATGAACGTCACGGACAACTTTCTCGAAAAAGATCGCGTCGTTTACATTCAAACAATGGACGATAGCGAAGTTGCGTTTCTGCAAAGACTTGAAACCAGAATGTCATTGGTCAGCGGGTCAGAGATTGAACGGTTCAGACAAAGCACAATGGGTCAATCTTTTTGTCTGGCGTTCATGGACGCGGCAGAGAAGTTGCAGAACAAGCCACTCTACATTGACGATTCACCGTCCGTTACGGCAGAGTACATCAGGGCGAAATGCAAGGCGATTAAGCGGATTGAAAAGACTCTGGACTTGGTGGTCATTGATTACATCGGACAGATCGACACTAGCAGTACGCAATCGGGAAAACGCAGAGCAGGATCAAGAGCGGAAGAAGTCGCGCAAGTCAGTAGCAAGCTAAAGATTCTCGCGAAAGAACTTGATTGCGTGGTAATGGTCGTCGTGCAGTTCAATCGGTCAATCGATAGTAGACAAGACAAGCGACCGAATATGTCTGATCTCAAAGAGTCGGGTGGAATCGAAGCGGACGCAAACATTATCATTTGCCCGAGTTTACCGTACAAAGATGATCCGAGCCGCGATCCATCGGAAACCGTATTTTACATCCTGAAATCAAAGGGCAGTCAAACAGGAACAATCGAAACAATCAGGTGGGATGGTGAACATTATCTGTTTTACGAGGGCGAGCATCCGAGAAACGCAAGGTTCAGAAAAGACAGGGGCGGCGAGAAGAAAGAGTTTACAGAAGTGCCGCAAGAGGAAATACCGGAAGAATTTACGGAGGGAGAATGAAAAGATACCGCTCATACTTCGTCTACTCACTTGTAATCGTTGCTCTGTGTGAAATGGCATACCTGCTTGGAATGAACGCATACACTTTAGCCGCAGAACCAGAGCCAAGCGCAACGCCGACTGCAACGCCAGAACCAGTAACTCTTGAATTGGAATCGGAAGAGCCGCTCACAACACCAAAGCCAGAACTCACGCCACGCGAACGACCAAGTACGCCAGAACCGACCAAAACGCCAGAGTGGGCTGATGCATGCGAATACGACGATGGTGAGTTTAGATGCCTCGCAAGATTCAGACGGTCATGCGTGTCGGATAAGGCAACATGGATAACGCAGATAGTTGCTTGTGAAGTGGTACAGAACAGAACAACGCAGGACGGATTTTCAGACAGCATCAGATATGTGCTCCTAGAGCCAAACGAGTTTGCGGGGTACAATCCGAAAGCGAGTGTCAGAGCGTGCGATGCTTTAGCGGCAGAGTTTGCAATGAGGTCGTTCGTTGAAGCACAGAGCGGAGACTTCACGCACAGATATACGCCGCTGACAGGAATCTACTTGCGATTTTCGGACGATGTGAAATACTGTAAAGTTTACGACAAGAACTGGAAAATACTATGCGACACGAGTCAGTTTGACTAAGAAAGGGTGATTTTTATGCGAGAGATTTTATTCAGGGGGTTTTTTGAAAATCCTAAATTAAATGAAGCGGTTATCGTGAACGGACGAAAGCTTTGGGGATGTTGGGTTCATGGCTACTTTGTTGGAGGCGATAGTAAATCTTACGATTGGATTCAGCCGCCCATTGTCATCGAAAACGGAATGAAGCATACGTTTCCATTATGTGAGGTTATCCCAGAAACTATCGGCCAATTCACTGGACTGCTTGACAAGAACGGAAAGCAGATTTTCGAGGGGGATATTGTCGAGTGCTGCTCGTGGAATGAATTCTTCTCCAAGGACGGAAATCCAATGAAAGCGTTCAAGAGGAAATTTGTAGTGGAGCATCACAACGGATGCATGCGTTTGCGCGAAGATTACGATGCGCAGATTGAATCAAATTGGTTTGACGTTATATTTAACGGAGATTGCATCGTCATCGGAACAATCTTCGACGTGAAGGAGGAAAAAGAATGAAGAAACTGATCGGTAAAATCTGCAAGTATTTTGCGAAGGTTCTGGACGAAGTTCATCAATTCGATGAATGTCTTAACGCAATGCGAGAATCGCGCGGCGAGGACGAAGATACCGTCGAGTGCATCAATTTCACGAAGCCAAACGAGAAGTCGCACCTGACCGTTGGGTCTGGAACGATGTTAGACGGAAGTGCGTTTATTTCGGTCAACTATATTCCGGACGGCATAGAAGAACAGGTTGGAACACAACGCGAGATACGCGACGAGCTAGAGGAGCCGATTACCGCGTTCAGGTTCTACCAAGTGGGAAGCATTGACTCTTTTATTGAACAGTTGAATTGGGCGAAAGAGCGTCTGGCGTACCAAGAGGAGGAATCGAAATGACCAACCTAGAATCCATGCTAGAAGAAATAGCAAACACGCGAATCAAGTCTGCATTCTACAAGTACTCTAAACGAATGGTTTTCATCGGAGACTTTGCGGGAGAAGCAGAAACGAGAAAAGAAGCAATCGAAAAAGAAATCGAATGGTTGAAGGAGGAAAAGAAGAATGATTAAACAAAAAGCGCCGAGGGATATGACGGCAGTTGAATTTGTAGCACATTTGGAGATTATCGCAAACAGAGAAATGTTGGCTAAAAATCTCGAAGGATGGGCGATTTCGTTACAAGGACTACGCAAAGAATTGTCCGAACCCGCGCCGAACCCGTTCACGCCAGATCAGTTGGCGTGGATGCGAGAGGAACAAAGAAACGGATATAACTATGCCGCTAAGGATTTGGATGGAAATTGCTATCTGTTCACGCATGAACCAATAAAAGAAGATTATTGCTGGAAGATTGAATATCAAGATCATCATTACAGCGATAGGCGTGACGGATTTCTTGAAAAGATTCTATCTTTTTACGATTCCGAACCCCTCTTACTTTCCGACTACGCACCGTTGGAGGAAAGGGAATAATGGAACAATTTTCAGACAACGCAATCACGATAACTATCACGCCATACCGTGAGTTTGTTCTGTCAACCCCCGACCAACTAGCCGAAAAACTGCTCAAAGCGTCCTGCTGTTATTGCGTTTATGGCAAAGGACGGGAGATGGGATGCAAGAACATGTCTGGCGCGGACTGTAAAGCGGGAATCTTGGCATATTTGACAGGAAAACCCTTGACTAACAACAACTAGCATGATATAATATGCACATAACAAATTCAGCGGGACAAAACAAAGCAATAATTCCCGCACACAAGGAGGTTCGCGTATGCTGAAAGAGGAACTGCTGTCTTATATTGACCGATTTTCGGCGTATCTCGCGGAGGTTGAGGGAAAACCGAATACGACCATAACGGCGTACGCTGGTGACGTTCGTCAAATGGCTGTGATCTTTTCTGGCATTCCAGAGATCGCAGACAAACGAATTGCAGACCTCCGAAAGCCGGACGCAAACGCATACGCGAAAACTTTAGCAGACAACGGAATGAAAGCATCCACTCGCGCAAGGAAAATCAAGGCGGTTCGGTGCTTCTTCCGTTGGCTCTGCGAAGATGCAGAAGCCGCTCCTGATTCTGTTAATAAGGCGTTTCACATGCTGAAAGCACCAAAGATTCCGCAAGTCGAACCGTCGATTATCAATCATTCAGAGCGCGACGATCTCCTGTCCGTAGTGAGAACCGGAGTATCAGTGAACGAGACTGCTCATATGCGCGACATTGCGATCATGTATCTGTTTCTTGGTTCAGGAGTTCGGCGCGACGAGCTGTGCAATGTTGAGCTGACTGACGTTGATCTTTCTGAACGAGTTGTGCTTATCCACGGAAAGGGAAACAAAGAACGGTACTGCTACTTTTCAGAGGGTGTTGCGGGAATCCTGTCCGAGTATATTGGTCATCACAGGAAATCGCTCAAATACCACGCAGGAAGCCCCATGCTGTTCTTATCGCAACAGTCAACAAGGATCAGTCTTAGAGCGATTAATAATATCGTGGACAAGTACCTTGAAGCATCGAATCTAAAAGAACGCGGAAGATCGGCTCACGGACTAAGAAAGTCATTTGCAACTACGCTTTACGAGAACACGCGGGACATTTATGTTGTAGCCGCACAGCTTGGTCATAGTGGTCTTGGACAGATCAAGAGATACGTAGGCGTAGGAAATGATGTAAGGCAAGCCGCCTGTGCGACGGTAGAATTGTGAGGAAGAAAGATTATGACTTATGCGGAAGCGATCAAAGAAATTGAGGACGCTCTGCTTTACAACGGAGTACAGAATCCGGTGACCGATAGGGCGATAGAAAAGATAAGGGAACTGATCGAAGGAGCAAGCGAATGACGAACTACGAGCGGATTCAGATTGACAAGGCGTTTTGCGCGTCGGCGATTTCGAGCGCGTTGCACAGCGGAGAATACGGGGAAGACGACTTCGATCCTGCTGTGATGGAGTTTCTAGACAAGGAGCAAGTGGAGGTAACCCATGACTAGGGAAGACCACGAGGAGCTGAAAAGGCTGCGGGATGATGGATGTGAGTTCGTTATTGCATTTAGCGGGTTTCCGATGCCATACGGTATTACGGAAACAAAGGACTTGATTATCGCAAAACGAAAACTCGGATGGATTCCGTCTGGCTATAGGGAACACATCCAGACTGCCATCGCCGCCTACGAGCGCGAACACAAGGAGGATGCATGAACGAAATCGAACGGGCAGAAATCGAACGGGCGATTGAGATTGTCGAGGACAGCGTTAATTACATGAAAACACATTACGGAAAGCGTGTCACAATTGATGCATACGAACTTGCGTTGAAACTTCTCCGCGCCGAGCAAACCCGACATGAGAACGCGCCGCTGACGTGGAACGAGCGCATCAACAAGATGACGGTCGAGGAGAAGGTTGAATGGTTGAACTGCACTGAATTCTGTCGCGTTACGGATATTCCGATTGAAGAATGCAGCTCATACAAGGACTGCAAGGAGTGCATAAGAGCGTTCCTCAACAGCCCGTACACGGAAGGAGAGAAAACATGAAAACCGCACTTAAATGGTATCTGATCGTCGGCGGGGCCATCCTATTCACGCTGATTCTCGTAAGCTCTGTGACCCCTGCGATCAGCAACGCGGCGTTAGTGCTCAATGTTGTTATTGGATGGTTCGGGAAGCTATACAGTGCCGAGAGCGTGATCCTTGCATGCGGGTTTATCGCGGTGCTGGAACGGAGCGAAAAATGAAGCGTTCAAACCGAAAAGATCACGTTGCCATTGCTCGTAACGACTGGATGCCGTTCTGGTGGGGGAACAAGTTCATTAAGCGGCTGACGGCAAAACGAGAGAGAACCCGAAGGAAGATCGAAGGAGGATCGAACCAATGAGCGAACAGAAAGAGTACATCGAGCGCGGCGAAGCGACAAAAACATTCAGAGAAATGACCAAAGCCGCAAAAACTGTCGATATGTTTGTATTCTTGGACGTGATTGCGCCAGAGGTTATCGAAGCCATTCCCGCCGCCGACGTTGAGCCTGTCGTGCGGGGAGGGTGGGTAAAGTACAAATATGAATCGGGCAGAGAAGCAAAGTTTTATATGTGTTCTGTTTGCGAAATGGGAAACCCACTAGATGGGGAAAGAAACGAATGGTTTCCTAATTTTTGCCCGCATTGCGGGGCGCACATGCTGGAAAGGATCGGTGAACGGTGAGTTATATGTCAATGTTTGAAGAACCTACGCAAGAGAGCCTTGACGCAATTCAGCAGGAAGCATTAGAGCGGTACGAACTTGATTGCAAGCGACTTGAAATAATGCAGGATATCCCACTAGACCGCCTCCGCGAACTCGCATCAGCAGAGCGCGAGGGGAGATTGGTGGTGGTGCCGTGCAGGATCGGAGATCGAATATATCTTCCGAGAGGGAGAATTAGAACCGACCAGAGCGGTGTTGAGTGGGAAAGTTGCTCACTAAAGGCGGATGGGTTGACGTAAGAAAGTTCTCGCTGGTTATGCTTGACTATCAAACGGGCGTGTTAAAGCCTATCTATTACCTAGCCGAAGCAGAAGTTGCCGCCGCACTCGCACAGGAGCCGAAAGGAGAAGCTACAACATGACGGATGTTTTTGAAATTCTAGACAAGATGCAGTTCTTTGAAGGGCAACGCGCCGGACGAGAACTTTGGTTGTTTGGGCTTGCGATCGGAAGAATGCCGCACAAGACGAAAGATGGTGAAAGAGATGGAAAATGAAAAAAAGACCGTAATCACCGAGTGCCCGTTTATGTGGATTGCCGATGCTATATTTCAATCAAAAACGCAATCTGGTTCTTTCGCGAGCAACGGATATGGTTTTTGCATCGAAGAAAGATGCGCGATATGGAACAAGGAATCAAACGGTTGCGGATTGATTGCGAGGCAGGAGAATTGAGTGGAATGAAGCGACGGGATATTACACTGGGCGAGATGCAGGGGGAGTGCTTGCGTCAAAAAGGATATTGCGATTTTTGCGATGTTAAATTGGTTTGCGCCACGCATTTACACCGTGCTCCGGATCAAATTGACTTATCTGATCCCCCGCGATTCACCGAGGCGCAGATGGCGTTCTTTAAGTGGTGGAGCGAGCGCGGAGCGGTTAAAGCCGTTGCGATGAATAACTTTGAATACGGCTCGGTTGTCGTATTTGAGGATGCGAACGGCAGACAGCTCGGAAACGTTCAAGAAACATCGATACTTGCGGAAGTTAAGGAAAATGGGAACGCGCTCGACCTCGCGGAGCTGATTGGAAAGGACGCAACATGAAACGCAACAAACCATACGTAGTCGCACTCGGAATCTGTAAAAACGAAGAAAAGAATCTGGCGCGTTGGCACGAAAACGTCAGCAAGATCGCGGACGAAGTTTACCTGCTTGATACTGGATCGACAGATGAAACGAAGTTCCTAGCGCAAGGATTTTGCATCAACACGTTTTCATATGTCACGAAAACCGGAAACGAACCGTTCTCATTTGCACGGGCGCGAAACCAAGCATTGAAGCTCGTACCAGAGAGCGCCGATTGGGTCATCTTCACCGACATTGACGAAGTGTTCACGGAAGAAAGCATTCCGATTATTCAAGCCATCACGCGCAATCCGAAAGTGATTGAGGAACGACCTGAATGCGACGGTGTGATGTGTGAGATTCGGACGATCGACGATAGCGGAAACGTCATCATGCAGTCTCGAAACGGAAATCCTCGCATTCTTCGTTGGCGCGGCGTGAACACGCTTCATTTTGAAGGTGACTTGCACGAACAGATCATAATCGCAGGAAAAGACAAGCAGAACCTCATGCTGACGAATCCTGTTATCGCGCTGAACCATTACGGGTACTCTGAATCTGCGCTGTCTGACGGATCAAAGGGCAAGAGGAACGCAGAGATTGCAAAACGACTTCTTGATGCGAATCCGACCGACTTGCGAATTGCAGAGCATTATGCCGAAGCACTGTATATGTCGGGCGATTTGGATGCGGCAACAGAAGTCAGAGAGACACGCATTAACGAAATCCTTGCAAGCACAGATAAGGAACTCGTAGTGCGCATGCTTCGATCTTTGATTCAGGCACAGCAAGTAGACGGAGAGAACAACGATAAGTATTTCGGCTACTATCTTCTGGCAAAAGCAAAATATCCAGAAGTGCCGGATTGGGATTATCTGCTCGGTCTTTGGGCGAACAATCACGGGTTTTATGTCACGGCGCAAGTGGCTATGCAATCAGCGTTAAGTCTGCTGCCGAGTTACGAACATGCAGACGGTTACGTAGGCGAAACAATGGTTGTCAGAGCAAAAGCGGAAGAAGTGCTTAATTATTGGACGGAGTATGCGGTAAAAATCAAGGAGGGAATCATTGAACAAGAATCTTAACATCGTCGCGCTTGCGATCTGCAAGAATGAGGAATCGACGCTTCCGAGATGGATTGAGAATGTGCGTAAGATTGCCAACAAGATCATCGTTCTCGACACTGGAAGCGACGATAAGAGCGTAGCAGTTGCGGCGGCACTCGGAGCAGAAGTCTTTGAGTCGGATATGCCATCGGATAGTTTCTCGTTTGCAGAAGCTAGGAACCTTGTGCTGAACCTGATTCCGCTTGATACAGATTGGCTGATTTTCACGGACGTTGACGAGATTATTGCAGAGGAATCGATTGATGGTTTGCTTTACAAAATGGACTATTTCAAGCGAAGCATAAATCTTCGGGACGTTGACGCTCTTGCCGTGACAATCCGAAACAGGAACGACGATGGCTCGATCAAGACCGTAGCGAAAAACGTCAATCCGCGCATCATCCGAGTCGAAGAAGATCGAAAATATTTCTTCACGGGAGATTTGCACGAACAGCTTTGGAACGATACGCTTGACGGAGCAATTCCACTTAGAGTATTAACCACAGACGAACCGATCTACATCGACCATTACGGATACACAAAAGAAGCGCTGGAACGCACGGGAAAGTCCAAGATGCGCGTCACGCTTGCAGAGAGAGCCGTAGAGCAACATCCAGAGTCGCTTCGGTGCATTGAGCAGTACGCATGCGCGTTATCCCTAGACGGTCAATTTGAAGCCGCAGATCGGGTCAGAACGGATGCGAAACGAAAACTGCTGAACGAGATTGATAACGACCGCGAGCTTTCAGCGCAGATGCTTCGGAATTTGATGGTTGGTCGGTTCATCGGGAAAGAGGACTACAACGAGTTCATTGCTCTGTACGTCATGGCGATCAATCTGTTGCCCGAATATCCTGACTTCGATTATCTGTACGGTTGTCTGTGCGATCAGGATGAAATGGGTTCTGCGGCTCATGCTTTGTTGGTTGCGGCAGATCAGAAATTCAACAAGCTAGGCAACATCATCGGAGAAACCGCATACAATCCCGAAAACGCAATGCGGATTATTAAGAAGTGGAGCGAGAAGAAGAATGAATAAGCCGTGTACGACATGCAAGACGGTTGATCCAATTTACTGCGACAAGTGCGAAAAGATCGTGAAATATCACACTTATCTTCGGAGCAAGCAAAAGTATAGGCGTAGCGATATTCTAATCGTTTCGGCAGAACAGCTTGCAAAAGAGAAGTGGATTTGGTTCGGGTACAAGCCTTATCACATCGGCTTTATTATCTCCATGCCATTCAGAACAGTAATGCGATTGATAGAAAATAAAAGCCTTTGGGTCGCAGAGCTAAAGCAAAAACCAGTTGACCAACAACAGTAAACGTGATATAATAAGCACATAGATTTGGAGGTAAGCGATGCCAAGTGAGTTTGATATAAACAAGAGAGCAAAAGAGAAATATTGTCCGTTTCAGCAGTTTCCTATCAACGAAAGATGTAGGGGGACGCTTTGCGGTATTTTCGTGCTCGGAGAAAACGACGGTCATTGTGCGTTTCAGATTTTGCCGCAGTTGGTTACGGAGTTGCGCGAGATCAATAATCGACCGATTCCGTTTAGCGAAGAACCTGCGTTGGAAGTCGCGATGCCATGCGATATAGATGGAACATATTAACAAGGAGGAAAACCATTGAAGCAATTCGTCATCAAGTCCGCCAAGATCGACAACTTCAAGTGCTTTAACGGAGAGAAGGAAATCGATTTTAGCGAGAAAGCAACCTATGTCAGCGGTGATAACGAAACTGGAAAGAGCAGTCTGGCAGATGCACTTGCGTATTGTCTGACTGGAAAAACAAGCGAGGGAGAATCGACATTCACAATCGTTCCTATCGGAATGGAAAAAGATGGAATCTCGCCATCTGTCGCGCTTGAATGCCTGATTCGAGAAGAAGGAAAGCCCGATAAGCCCGTGACTTTGAGCCGTGTCTACAAAGCCGCCTATAACCGTGAGCGCGTGTTTACTGGCGAATATGCCACCGAATGCGCAATTAACGGAACGCCTTGCACGGTAAAAGCGTTCGACCAGTGGGTTGAAACGAATATCTGCAAGCAGGACGTTTACAAACTCCTTTCGTTGGTTCGGTATTTCACGGAGGGCATTCAGAGCAAAGCGGGTAAATCAGATTGGCAACAGCGTCGAGAACTTCTGCTGGGGCTGATTGACGAAAAAGCATTGCCGAGTGATCTTGCGCTTACAATGGAACGAGTTGAACAGTTCAAAGACCTAGCAGAGCAGTTGCCGCGTTACGAAACAGCGTCGGCGTATCTGGATTTCTTGAAGCGCAAGGAAGCGGAACTGGTCAAGCGCATTGCTGATTTCCCTGTCAAAGTGAACCAACAGCAGTCAAACATGCGCAATCTGACTGAAACCGTCACGCCGGAATTTGTTGAAAAGAAGATCGCTGAATGCACGGATGCTATCAAAGCACTCGAAGAAGAAAACAAGGCGTTCAAGCAGAAGAACAAAGAATCAGTGGCAGCGCAGAAGTTGCAGAAATTGCAAGAACTGAACGAGAAGAAGGCGGCAGTTGTTCGGGATTTCCAGACAAGTGAATCTGCTTGGCAAGCAAAGGTGCGCGAACTTGACGGTAAGATTCTGGAATCGAAACGAATCGTTGAGAACCTAGAGCGAACGATTCAACTCAAAACCAACGACGCGCTGATTTCGTATCAGACGGAAGTCAAAGATACTTGTGCCGCTTGCTCGCAGAAGCTACCCGCCGAATCCGTGGAGCGTGTTAAAGCGAAGAAGAAAGAGAACTACGAAGCGGCGCTGGAGTCTGTCAAGGCGTTGGAAAACGATCTTGCGAAAGAGAAGGAGCGTCTTAATGAACTGACAAAACAGATTGATCTTCTGCCCGAAAAGCCAACGCCGGACAAGGACAGGACGGACGCAATCGATTCCGCAATCTTCACGCTCCAACAGGAAATCGCAGGATTCAACGTCAACGCGGATATGCCAGACTTCCTTGAACGAGCGCAAGCCATCGAGATTGAGCGCGACAAGTATGCAGACATTCGCACGATCATCAAACTCAACGACGAATGCGAAGCGAAGATTGTGGAGCTAGAACAGCAGAACGCACTTGACGCACAAGCAAAATCAGAACTGCAACAGAAGATCGACAACGTTGGCGAGTTCATCAAGCTAAAGTGCGAAATCGCGCAAGGTGCTGTACAGATTCATTTTGCAGGAACAGGGTTGACATTTGACCTTTTCAAGTTCGTCAAGAGCACGGGCGAGGTCAAAGAGTGTTGCAACATCCTGCTCAACGGAACGCCGTACAACGATCTTTCATACAGCACAAAGTATATTGCATCGCTGTATATCGTTGAAGCATTCCAGAGAGCATACGGTGTGTCGTTGCCGATTATTTCGGACAACACAGAGAGCATCGATTACGAAGGGTACGCCAAGAGCGCAAGCGCTGATTCGCAGACAATCTTGCTGTTCCGCATTGAAGAAAACTGTCCGAAGTGCGGAAATCACGCAGGACGCAGATCGCTTGACGGAAAGTGGACTTGCCAGAATTGCGGAAATGTTTGGACGAAAACGATGGTCGTGAGGGCTGATGCTTGAAGTAAAGCTGGACGAGATTGACCGTGCAATCGTTCAAGAAGAACTACGAATACAGGATATTAAGCGAGAAGAAAAAATGCTGACTGATATGCGATACTTGCCATACGGAATGATTTTGCAGATCAGAGAGAACCATCATCGGCTGATTCGTGATAGCGAGTCAGCGATAAAAGACCTACACAAACTGAAAAGAGAACAAAAGAAAGCAGAGGGAAATAAGAATGTATAATGCGAACAAATTGGACGTTTACCAGAAAACCGCGAACCTTCTGAATGCGGCGAGTAGCTATCGAGAAGTCCTGCTTCCTGTTTCCGAAGTAGCACAGCAGTTTTCGGAATTGCTGAACGAAGTCAAGAAGAACGAGAAGAATCCGTGGAAAGCTGACGAAAACGGATTTGAAGCACCCGTTGAGAAGAAAGCAAGCAAGGGCGGGAAGAAGCCGAAGGAGTAACCAAATGAACAACGGACGCAGTTACGAGGATTCAGACTACGTTTCCACATCTATAGCGGCGCAGATGCTTGGATTCCATCGGAATACGATTGTTCAGAGGATTAAGAGCGGAAAGATTAGGGCGCATAGGGCGGGAAAGGAATACCGAATAGCGAAGTCCGAAATTCAACGAATCCGAGAGGGAAGGATTACGGACTAGGTGGAGGGAAAATGATAAGCGAGAAAGACAAGCAAAGCGTTGGTCTGATAAGAGGGATGATTGAAGGTATGCGCGAACAGGTATCGCAAACAGAGAACCTGATTAAAGGAGCAGAGCGACTCATAGTGGTTTTAGAAACGGATAACAGCGAGAAATATATCACACCAAGCGAAGCGGCATCGGAACTAGGATTAGTTAAGAACACCGTGATTGCGCAAATCAAAAAAGGAAACATCAAGGCGCACCGAGTGGACAGGGAATATCGCATAGCGAAGTCTGAAATACAGAGAATCAAGGAAGGACGGATCACAGACTAATGGAACAAGAACGCAAGTTTAATTCTATCGGAGAGGCTTACGAAACCGGATATGCAGACGGCGCGAGGGATTCCGCCAAGTGGATTCCGTGTTCGGAGCGTATGCCGGATGATATGCGAAAGCCATACGATGTTACAATAAAATCGATCTGGTTCGGAGAAATGGTCATTGGAACAGAAGTTTGCACATATCGAGAAGATGGCATGTGGGACGATATGGAAGGTGTCACGATAGACGGAGACGATCACAGGGTCGTTGCTTGGAAAGAAAGACCAGAACCGTGGGAGGAAAATAAATAATGGAACAGAAACCAACAGGGGAAATCGCAGTCATCAAAGACGCGGCAGATTCCGCATTCAACGCAATCACGGAGTACGTCGAGCATAAATCGCTGACGCTTCCGCAAAACTATTCTGCGGCAAACGCAATCCGAACCGCTCAACTGCTTATGCAGGACAACGCAGACATTATGAATTGTACCAAAGCGTCGATCTATAAGAGTCTGCTCGAAATGTCAATCGCAGGTCTTTCGCCGTCAGCGGACAAAGCACAGTGCTATTTTATCGCTTATGGTAAAAAATGCACCATGCAACCGTCGTACTACGGATACGAGGCTATCGCAATGCGAATCGATCCGACAATCAAGGAGATCATCGCGCATCCAGTCAAAGAGGGAGAGGACTTCGACTTCGAGATTCAGCCGGACGGATACTACAAAATCATCAAACACAAGCCGACGTTGGCAACAATGGCAAAACGTGAGTGTATCGGCGCATACGCGACCATCAACTACAACGATGGCAAGCCGCCGAGAAGTCTTGTCGTGTCTTGGGAAGAAATCGAACAGGCGTGGAGACAGTCAAAGATGCAACCGTTCGGTGAGGACGGCAAGCTGAAAAAGACCGCAACGCACTACAAGTTCTTCAACGACATGGTGAAGAAAACAATCGCGGCAAAGATCACGAAGCCGATCATTCGGACTGCCGACGATAGCAATCTGTTCGGTCAGACAATTAAGGCGATTGAACTGGAAAGCGAAACGGCGAAAGCTGATGCAGATCAGGATGCGGCAGTCGCGTCAGAACCGAACGGCGAGATCATCGACACGGAATACGAAATCGCGGAAGAATAAGGAGAGAAGAAATAATGGGAAATATCATCGGAGTTGACCTTAAACTTGACGAGAAGTATATCGAATCAGCGGTTCAGGACGTTGTGCGTGCTGGAATCGTAAGCGCGTTGGGCGATCCGGCAAAGCTGGTAAAGGCGGCATTGGATCAGACAATCAATCAAAAGGTTGACTCGGAGGGTCGGGTAACGACGAGCAGTTATAGCGGAACGCCGTATCTCGAATACCTTGCGAGGCAGACGATTACGTCGGTTGTGAGAGAAATGGTTCTTGACCATATCAACGAAAACAAGGCGGTGCTTAAGGAACAAATGCTTGCAATGTTTGATGCAAAAAAGTTCAACGAATTATCGGCGGAAGCGTTTATCCAGACGATGTTGAAGAACGTTGAAGGCTCTTCGTATTGGAAGATGCCAGTCACGATCAATTTCGAGAAGCCGAAGGATAACTAACAGCCGGAGAGCGCGTGAGAGGTGGTATGCGTGTGCGAGTAGTTTTTAGCAAGACTGGTAGCGACGGAAACTGTACGGCGATAGAATCCGATAGCGGAGAGATTCTAATTGTTGATTGCGGTATCGCATTGAAGCAAGTGAATCGCCACATCGGTTATCGAGCGTTATCTGCGACAGCGGTACTCTCCACGCATAGCCACCAAGACCATACAGCCGCTCACAAAGAGTTTTCAGCCGCATCGGTCACTTTATACGCACCGGACACAAAGCCGCTCACGGGAGATTCTACGGCGTTTCAGATGAGGTACTACAAAACGGTCGAGCACGGTAAGACAATAGCCATCAAGGGCAGGAAAAGCGGCAAGGTTGAGTTTCTAGCGGTTCCGTTCCGATTGGTTCACTGTAATGCGCAAGACGGTAGCGATTGTCCGTGCGTCGGGTATCTGATTTCAGAACCGCGCAAAGGCGGGGATAAGATTCTGATTGCGACTGACACGGCGTATATCGGGATGGAAGTTCAGGGCGTAGAAGGAACAACCGTTCAGGGTCACAGGTTTCCGCCGTGCTCGATCTACATGCTTGAAAGCAACTACGTTCGGATTGACGATGCAACGGAAACGCTCAAAGGAATGCAACTTGAAGTCGAGAAGCGCAGAGTTTCATCGCATATGTCGGCACAAACGTCGAGCGCGTTTATCGGAAGACAGGATTTATCCCAGTGCCGAGAAGTTTATCTGATTCACATATCGCACTCTGCGACGGAATCTGATATAATGGAAATGGTACAGATGTTCAGAAGCGAGATAGCCGACAATCCTACAGCAAAAGAAACCAAGAAGGGGATTAAGATTTATGCAGAAGGAAAAGTTTACGAAGCCCAGTGAAAGCGGGATGCAAGACGGCGATCAGCCGCGCATGGAATCTATTCAGGATGTTTTGAGCCGCGCCAATCGTCAGCAACGCAGAGAGTACGAACGCAAGACAAAGAATCTCACGCCGGAGCAGAAAGCGGAACTGGATCGCAAGATCATCGATGGCAATGTTTCGGGTGGTGTTACTAAGGCGTGGAACAAGGCGATTGCAAGCGCGACCATCGTAGGGATTGACTTCTTCACGGAAAAGGTCTACACGGATTACATATCGAAGATTGATGAAAGCGGAATTAGCAAGCACGAGCGTGACAAGCGAATCGAGAAGTTCCTGTCAGACATGCGTCTTGGGTACGCGAATCTTCTGGCACGGAGAGAAAAGCAGAAGCAAGCGGAGGGACAAGAAAATGTGCAATAAGCACATATTTCGAATCGCGCTAATAATCATTCCGTATACGATATTGTCGTTTTGCGCTACGACGCTATTGAAATTCTGCGAGTGGTCTGGTGGTGTGGCGGAGTCGATCTGTGATTGGGCGTGGGACTATCAATTCGTGGAGGACGATTAATGGGCGTAAATAGAACGATCTACGACGGATTTCTGGCGCGTGACCCCGTGATGTTCGACATGAAAAGCGGCAAACAGGGTTGCGTGTTCAGTTGCATTTGGTCGAAGCAGTTTGGGAGCATCCACGAACTTTGCGATCTTCCAGTAGTGTGCTATCAGGAAGCAAGAGCAAAAGCAATCGCGCAATACTGCAAGAAGGGTTCTCGCGTTCAGATTGACGGTCACTTGGTTTCGATGGCTAAAAAGACAAAGAGCGGCGAGGATTACAAGGAAGTCCAGCTAAAGGTTGACGAGATTTTCTTCATTTCAAGCAAAGAAGATAATTCCGGAAAGTCAGAAAAGAAGGTCGCAGAGAAGAAAGCCGCGCAAGCGAAGCCGAAAGCGCAGAAAAAGAAAATGCCGCAAGAATCGGAATCTGACGAAGTGCGGTACTTTGATGCCGAAACAGGCGAGATAATGGAGGGGTAAAAGTGAAGTACGGAGAGTTTCCTAGTAGGATGGTTCTATCGAAGCTGTCAAGCCATGTGTTTGTCAGGGATGGCGTAGACAAGTCGATATTCGATTTCATCGAACAGACGAAGCCGATATACGAATATGTCGAGGCGCAACTAAGAAAGTTTTCAGACATTTGCTGTTTTCCGCACGAAGATGATCCGCAGAAGTTCGACTACAAGAGCGATGCGGATAAAGAGCACTTTATAGAATCTGTTAGAAAGTTAATGGATTCAAGCGTAGATCAAGATATCCCGTGCTTAAAACTGGAAAGAGAAGACTTATCGTCTGGTGCATATTTCAGAGCGAGTGATCCGAGAACTTGGCTAGGAGCGTCAGATATGTCGCTGATATTCAAATACATAGATTCGCAAGAAAAAGAAGGCTGTGAGTAAAATCACAGCTTCTTTTGACGTTACTTTCTCGTTACAAAAGTTTTGCTCGCGGTAGTCCTTGATACGCTTTGAACTTCCGAAACTTGCGTCCTTCCAAGTGTGCTAGTCTGATTAAGTATCCCCGTTGGGAAACGAACGAAGCTCGTTGAAATAGACGCGGCATTCAACCTGTCTACCGAAATGCCAGTAACAACGCTTACACCCGAAACAACCTGCTTTGTCAACGTGATGCTTGATATAGGGTTAACCGTTGACCAGTTTGTTATGATATAACCGCTCCTTGCGTTTGTTCCGCTCGAAGCTGAGTATTCGAGCGAAGATGACCGGACTACGTCAACAGAAGATGATCCGCTAGGAAGGGTAGCTACCCAAGTACCAACCGTATTGACGCTTACGCTCTCAAGCACGTCCATAGAGTGAAATTCTACTTCGCTTCCCCACATTTTAATAACAGAACCAATGCTTCCAACCGCAACCGTATCTCCGTCGAGATCGACGTAACTACCGCTTAGATAGATTGCGCCGAGTCCTACGCCAACGAACTGACCCCCCGAACTCATTGTAATGGCTCCGCCAGATACAGTCAGATAGCTTCTAGTGCTATTCACCCACGCTTCGATTTCGGTCTTGGCGTAGGTTGCGTCTGCGAACTGCTTTATTGAAGTATAGTTTCCCATGCCAGAAACGAGGTTATTGTATCTGGTCGTTAGTTCCGCGCTTGCAAATGAATCTTCTGCCCACAAACGAAGCGTAGCGTCGGTTTGCGTTATTTCTCCGCTTAATGTCTCATAGGTTTGCCGAACAGATGCTTGTAACGCGCTAGAAGTTTCATCAACCTTGATGTCAAGTGCCGCGATACCGCTTCTGGAGTATTCATCCGTCTGCGTAGCGAATTGTGCAACAGCGCCTATAACGGCGGATTGTTGGTCGAATTTCTGATAGAAGTACGCATTACTTTGAATCTGTTTTTCAAGTTCATCAGCAAGCGTTCCACCGCCACCTCCGCTGCCACCACCGCCACGACGCGAGGAACTAGACGAAGAAGAACCAACGGAAATATCGTCCGCGCTGATTCTGCCTTTTGCATCGAACGCGGGCATTTCCTCGGTCTTTTTGTAGATCAGCTTGAAGATATCGCGGACGTTCGCCTTGATATCGCCTACTTCAATAGTCGTATTCGTCAGCGGATTCCAAACGTTATATTCCCAATTTACGATACGGAGCAGTTCGCTCGTTTCTTCTCCGCTCTCAGAATCGATATAATATGCCTTAACGATTGAGTTGAGATCGAACACATCAAACTCATATCCGCCAATCTGTCTGCGATCAACAACCTTGTTTTCGTACTTAACGGTCATACGCGGCTTACAGACTTTGGCAACTTCTCTCTGCGCCCAATAGAGAAGCTGTAGCATTCCTCCATCATCAAGAGTGTCGTAGATGTTCGGTTGCTCGACATATCCCTCTAGGACTTCATCTGTGAACGAGAAGTCATCAACATAACGCTTGCCATCATTGACTAGAGCGATATTCAGCTTATCAGAACCAAGCGGATAAAGCCGAGTGATAATATCGGCATTCCAAGAAACGCTAGGAGAAGCAGTTAGATTCTTCCCGCGCTTAATCGTATAGCCGTTCCAAGTGTTGAAATCCGTTCCTTCTTTTTCTTCATCACGATAGTGGATAACTTTGTGGAAACTGTCGAAAACAAGAACACCGCCCCAAAGTTCTTGAACAAGTTTAATATTCTCGAAAATATCTTTTGCATCAGTCTCGCAGTTGAACACGCCAACTTCGCTTCCGCTGATAAAGCGAACAGTCGCACCAGCAGAGATCAGTCCGCCAAGATTCAGGATAGTGATTTCGAGATCACCTGCTTCATTCGTGATAACGGAAAGAATACGAGCGGAAACAGGCGCGTCAGCCCAGCCAACCGCGTCGTAAACAGATAGGCTATAGCCATCTTCCCAAGTGTTTGCAAGAGAAAATCCTGCATCGCTAGACGGAACTACGAACTTCGCTTCAAGAGCCGCACCAGCATTACTGAACGCAACAACGCAATCATTCACTATCGTTCCGGAACCATCAGTCTTAATCGTGATCCTGCTATCCGTTGCACTGAAATACGTGATATGCACAGAATCGGGAGCGTCAGTCCATTCGGGAACGTCATCAACATCGGAAATATCGGCAATATATAGAGTATCGCCAACCTTCCAATTAAGAGCGCGTCTGAATGCCGAATCAGTGCTTTGAGCAACGTCGAACACCCAAGACTTGCTAGAATCCTTATACGTGCCGTAAATTCCAGTGAAGTCGCGAACTTCTGATTGAGCAACAGCATCAACCTGCGTCGTATTAAACTGGTCGTGAATAATATCGCACGTACCGAGTTGCCAACCAGTGTGCCGAATCATAGCCCACAGCGCATACCCGCCAGAACCACGAGGCATCAGAATACCACGTTCGTCCAGAACAACCGAATCTTCATACTGAACGCCGTCGATTGTCAACTTATATTTCTTATTCGCTTTCGGAAGAATCGTAACCGTGTGGTCATCGATAGATTCAATTCCGGCACCGAACAGAGCCGTTGCGCCAAGTGGAATAGCACCACCAAGATTATAGAACGTGATCGTAATCGATTCTTCCGTCTTGGTGATTGAAACGGGGTTGATATAGGTCGGCGGCTCTTCCCACGTGTCAGACGGTTCGAGAATATAGATTGTGTCCGTAATATCCCACAGCAATGCTTTCTGGAAATTAGCATCAGCAGACGAAATAACGAACGTAGCAATCTCTGCAACCTTTTCTGTTCTGTCATAAGCTACGCAAGCCACGCCAGCGGTCGCCAGAGCCTTGCTGTACGGCATTACGTTATACGCTTGGACAAACTTCTTCTGTAGCGTGTATTGTTCCTCTACGAGCGTTACAGTGGCTACGCGAGAATCTTCACCTTCATATCCATAAACGATAGCATCGTCGGTCAGCGCAGTATAAACGCGACCGTTTACGTGAAAGCGATTACCTATCGTTTTAATCAGGTGAAATTTCTCCGCAGAAACGAGCATCTTGAAGGTAAACGAGCTTTCCCCATTCTGCACGAGCTTAACAGTAGGGTCAATCATAACCTCTCTGCGTTCATCGCTGGTCAACGCGGCAGAAGGATTATCCGGCGTTGCAATCGGGTTGCTAAAAGAGGCGATCAAATCGCCCGCTTTAGAGTAAACTTCAATTTGTGTCCTGCTCGGATTAGACATTTACTTTACCTCGCTAAAGTGCTAAAGCGTTTACCAAAGGAACTTATCGTACCAAGTTGTTGACAAGTGCGCTTCTGTGCAATCATTCGCCGTGATAATAATCGTACCGCCAACAGGAATCTTGACGAACTCGCCGTTCAAATACTGACGCGCATTGGTCTTGTTCCCGAACGAGTCTTGCAGATAGCAGACTTCTTTGCCGTGGTCGATAAATAGATAGCTTCCTGCCGGAATAGTACCAGTCCAAGAGATATCAACATCGCCCATCGCGAAGGACGGATTGATGCACTCACCTTCGATTCTATTGATAACACCAACGCGAGCGATTCCTGAGTTTTGAACTAAGCCGCTACCGTCAACTTGCTTCTCGAATCGGTTATAGCCATAAGCAGAAGCGTTGAGCGGAATAGTCGCACGAATAAAGCTAGGTGCTTCTTCGATATTAAGCTCGCCATCATACTTAACGTCAAACGAAACGCCTGTTCTGGCAAACGTGAGCGTCTTGGTCTGGTTCTTAGTCGCGTCAAGAATTTCGGTAATCTGACGAATCAGCGCGTCCTTCTCGGCTTGAGACAGATCATCTTCTGACCACGCGACCACGTTGAACTGACGATTGCGATAACGCGTATGCTCTAACGTTTCTCCGTCAAGTCCCGCAATCTGAATCTCGTCGGACTCTGCTTCGGGTGCTCTTGGGAACACAGAGTTCTTCCAGTCAACCATAAGACCGAAAGGAAGAATCCAGTCGAACGCCGCGTCAAGATCGTCACCTTCTCCGACTTGCGTAGGATCACCGATAATAAAGTCAGCAATCGCGGTTTTAGGGTCAGTATCGGAAGCGAACGCCGTATCTCGAATCGAAATAATAGACCGAATAAATTCAGCAAGATCAGACATTCCGAAAGAATCGATTGTGCGGATAAGTGCGCGAACGGAAGAAATATCCCTGAATGCGGCGGTTTCCGTCTTAGCGATAAGCGTAGCAAGCCGAGAAACGCTATCGAGCATCTTGAATCTGTCCGTAACAAGCAACGATGCAATCATAGCAGAAACAGCATCAGTGATGCGAAGCGATTCCGTCAGTCTGAACATTGCACGAGCAGTAGCGGTTGCGTCAGAAGCTTCAACTTCGTCCGTCAAGAGATACCTAGTTGTAAGCAGTCGTGCGTCGGTGGCTCTAGCGGATTCGTACACAACGGAAATGCAAGAAAGACGCGTCACTGCGTCGCTCGACCAGAACTCGTCCGATATGCGGAAAGTAACGACGTAAACGCCGCCGTTATAAATGAATCCGCCATCGCTCGGAAGTTTGTTGTATACGAACCCGCTATTGTAGTTAGCCACAATTATTCTCCGTCTTTGTACTTTTTGGCAATAAACGCTTCGCCCGCGCTCTTAATCAATGCGGGGATATCGATGCTTGCACTCGCGAGAAGTTTAAGAGTGGAAGCTGACAGTTTCTTAATCGTCATAGTGAGCAGCTTCACACTCAAGTCTGCGATTTCCTCTTTTGTAAGCTTGTTGTCCTCAGCCGCCGCTTTAAGATCGTCAACGACGGTTTGCTTGAGTTCGAGAACTGTTTCCTGCGCGGCTGTCGTAACTTCTTTCTGCGCCGCCGCAATATTGGACAACTCCATCTTCTTCGCGAGAACCTTCGCAAGCCATGCTCCGACTACGCCGATAAGAGCAACGACGATAGCTACGAGAATATCCACTCCATATTGGATCAAAACATCTTTCATATCAATCACTCCTTCCTCATTGTTCGTGTATATTATATATCATTTTGAGCAAGCGGTCAATTAGCCTTTTGCATCAGAGTCATCGGTGGTCGTAGTCGAGTTGCCTGTCACGGTTTTTATAATCGTTGACACTGTTTCCGCCGCCTTCTGGATCACTCCGTCTTTTCCCTTTACGAGTCCATTTTTGTTGAGACTGTCTTTCTCTTTCGCCGCAGAGGAGCAATACACGAAATATGCCCCGCTTAAAAATCCCATAGCCGCAATCGGTATCGTCGGGGATACAGTAGGGGTTACTTTCAGTGTATACAGTACCATGCACCAGATAATCGTTCCTGCAAAAATCGGGAAAAGCGCAATAATGACGATCTTCTTGAACTCGTCAACCATGCGAGAACGAAATGCCGAACGCTTTTCACGTCTAGCAACCTTCCGTTCTTCCTTCTGCTCATCCGTAAGTTCTGTTTTAGGCTTGCACATACTCTACTCCTTGACGAGCTTAGCGTAACGCGGAATTGCGTTCGACACAAATCCTGCACCAGCGGGAGACATAACTCCGTACCATCCAGTGTCATCATCAAATTCTTCAAACGGAAGCCGTTCATTCTGCGCTCTGTAGATTCTTGGATAGAACATTTCTTTGCCAGTTGCTTCGTCTGTGTAAGTTCCCGCTTGACTTCTAACGTTGACTTTTCCGACAATCTGAACATACGGTGGTTCGATTTCATCTGCTTCGCCAGAACCGTCCGTTTCATCAACAACGGAAGTATCGGATTCGTCATACGCACCAGACTTTTTGCCATCAGAAACGACGATTGCCGTATGCTTTCCAGAGGTCAGATAAATGCTACCGATGCTTGCGTAGTCACCGCTTGACAGATATTGTGGTTCACGGTGCGCAACGAATAATCCAGTATTGAGAAATCTCGATTCAAGATTGCCAGTGTAGCCAACTCCGATTTCAAGACCAGCAAGGATATAAGCGGAGAATACAAGCGCAGAGCAGTCCATTTCAGAATCAACAGCATCGCCTATACTTCCAGCCGCAATAATTGCTTTTAAACCAGTGGTTCTTTGATCTTGGTCATATCCGAACGAATCGTCATTGGCTATCTGAATCGCAAATTCTGCCGCTCTTTTAGCAAGTGCTCTATCCGTGCATTCGAGCATCACATCCCAACCGCCAGTACGTTTGTACCAGTTGGTGACTAGGATTTCTTTTCCAGTTTGATCTCCTGCTTTTCCGCCCCTTGCTTTGCCGTTTTCATCACCAACGGCATGCACTATCTTGACAGCCATTCAAACCACTCCTTTAACGCAATGAATCCTCCGATAGGTTTCTCAACGTTTAGATACCGAATCGGCATATTCCAGAGTTCACAATACTCAATCTCCATGCCAACACCTTTGCTGACCTTCGATGCTACGACCATGCTCATGCACTCAGACAATAAATCCATGCACAGTTGCATTTCGCGTTCATATCCAAGTTCTCCATACTTCAAGTGGGAGAATGCAAGCAAGGGACAGATGTACGTATTTTCTTGGTCAGCGAGTTGAAGCGCACGAGTGATCTTCGCCGCTTTACGGATGTTTGATTTCTTGCCGCCGAAGCAATGCGCCGTATAAATTAGCAAATCTAATTCCTCCTCTTCGTCGGTGATTTCGACCTATCGATGGGCGCGAACAGTCGTTCTCCAGTCAATCCGTGTTTTATGCGCATCTGAAACGTGCTGTAGGGTATGCCCATCTCATTCGACCACTGCTTCATCGTTTTCAACACGCCGTTGTGCTCGATCAATCTGAAGCTTTTCGTAGGCGCGTCGGAAAGAACGCCTTTTTGCGTCGTCCACCTGTAATCGCCGCAGTAGTAATGCTCTCCTCTGCAAACCGAGGCTATTGCGTTTCCGTGCATACCGCACAGCCTAGCCGCCTCACGCATCGATTTGTATTCGGCAACAAATATACCGTCTAGCGTGTATTGGTAAACGCGCTTCGACCTAGGGTTTCCATGAATCGCTTGCCTCGCCTTGTGCGTTTCACTTGACTTCCTTTTGGACTCATCGCTCGTAAACCTGTTAAATCCTCCGGAAGAAATGTTATAGCCGTTCGGGCTGGTGCTGCGCAAAAACGCTATCCAGAATATTTCCTTTTCGTTTAGCTCGTCGATTGAGTTACCATAATCAATCGTTTGAACTGAAAAGTTTTCGCGACCGTATTTTTTTATGGCAGAATCTATGGCGGAAAGCTTATCCTTGCTCGAATGCAGATGACCCAGCCACCGCATCTTTGTTGACTGTATCGTTTGACCTATGTAGATTTTTCCGTTTATATCGTTGGTTATTTTATATATCTCCATATTCATTCTCCCAAGTCAATCACCTCGCGGAAAAGTTCTTGTAGTCATCTTTGATAGCCTTGTAGTACGGAATAAGCTCCTGCTTGACGCTTCTTATACTTCCGTCCCCGTCAACGTCAACCTCGACAATCCAACCGCCCATCATTGCCGCTATACCCTTGCCCCGCATCCACGGAGTCTGCGCCTGAAACGTTCCTGTCTGAAATGCATGTACGTTTCTGTAAGAAAGATACTCGATCTTGTGATAGTGTCCGACGGCAAGGATATTCGGTTTATCGCCGCCTTGCATAGCCTCAATCATCTTTTGCATCTTGTAGGAGATTGCGTATGCTGTTCCGTCCCACGGATGCCTTAGTTCTAGCGAACAGTTTGGCGTAAGTTGAATAACGGAGCAGTCTCGTCCTAGATATGTCATGTCACTACGCTTCTCGGTGATTGCCCTTCCAATATCAAACCCACAATGCTTTATCATCGATGCATCGTGATTTCCGGTGATAAATAGCGTCTTGATTCCCGTGCGCTTCGGGTATACTCGGATTATTTCATCAACGTGGTCATCTGCGCCCTGTGTATAACACTCATATTGGTGTCCGGTTCGCATCTGTTCGCCCTCGTCAATGTCACCCGTGTGATAGACCGTATCTATTCCGTAACGAGAGCAAACATCGTAGAAGTCGTGCAGGTGCGTCAACTGTGTGTACTTGCTATTGATCTGTGTATCTCCCATCAACGCAAAGCGAATCGTCCTGCGACCGCCCCATTTTGCGGGGATAATATCTGGTTCGAGATTTTGAAACACGGTCTCTTTCTTTGGTTTTGGCTCTACTGTTGGACGGACAACAGAAACCGACTTCATCTGTTTTCCACGTTCCGACCGTCTTACAGCATCTCGTATGCACCTGTTTATCGTGGATTCGTGCATTTCTGCGGGGAAGTGTTGCCGAAACCGTTTCACAATCTCTGAATATTGCATTCCATCGTCATAGTGCATTTTAATTGCTTCATCGAGCCAAACGGTTTTATCCATTATTCCTCCAAGTTACTCTGACTTTTTCATTAACGCGCAAGCAAAGAATCCGGCAAGTGCCGAAGTCATAGCGATAGGAATAATCCACCATGCGCTAATCATTTGTTTTTACCCGCATTCTTGGCGTGTTTGTCCAACAGGTCTTTTGCCTCTTTCGGAAGTTTGTCGCGCACTTCTTCCAGTTCTGCAACCAGCGCGTCAGAATCAGCCGCTTTGATTTTCAGCGCGTCAAATTCAGCCCGTCTTTCTTTTGCCATCTCTCTGATATCTTTCATTTCATTCACCCAACAGAATGTTCACCGCTTCGAGCAGTTCACCATATGACGGTGTGCCATTAACAAGTTCTTCGACCTGTGCGAGCCGTTCTTCAACCGTCGGCACCGGAACGACAACAGGCTTGTCCGCATCCAATTCTTCCTGCGTCCGCTCGATGACTTGATCGCCATCAAACTTGTAAAGCGGCACACCTAGCTCATCCGTCATCGGCGGGTTGATAACGCCGTTCAACTCAAAGTGCCGCCCGCCATCTTCGGTGATGCAGATTGCACTTTCGGTCGGTTGCTCAAAATCGTCCGAAAAACCGCGTAAAACGCGCCCTAATTCGTCGGTAATAATATAATGTTTTGCCATATTCCCTCCTTAAAGTTCCGCATCTGCCGTCCAATGACCATAGGCCTCTCCGGCCGTTGGAGTGACAGTTCCCCCAGTGTTATTTGAGATCGTAAACCCAGTTGTAGATATAAGCGTTGCGATAGAAGCTCTTGGAGTTGCGGAAACGTTTATTTGATTGGCAGTTCCAGTAACAATATACAGAGCAACAGTCGGAGCAACCCTTTTTGGCACCAAGAATTTAGGATGATGACCCAAAAGCCAACGTGATCCATTTGTAACTCCCGTTGATAATACAGTGGTCATAAAAAGCCCATCCGTAGTATCTGTGCCGGGAGCAACGTTGACACTATATGTTTTTTCATAGTATCTCTGACACAACATTAACTCGTCCGCGAAAATCATAGGCACAAACGGGAGCGCGACGGAGCCGTAGTTAAGTTGGACTTTTGACAGCGTTCCTGTGTTGAACTCAATATTGAGATTCGTCCCGCCCGTTGCGGTTCCAGTCACGCCAGACGCAGAATAACTTCCATCTCCGACCTTTCCTTGCGCGGTGCCTGTCCAAGAAAGACAAACCATTCCGGATTGCAGATTGAGACCTTCAACAACTTGAATCAACGAACCCGCCGAGATCGTAAGTGTCGTGACATTTTCTGACGTTGCAAACGTGTATGTGCAACCGCTCGCGCCCGCTTTCCAGCGGTCGTGACCGTATGCGCCAGCAGAAAGCGTTACCGTGTTGGATACGACGCGCTGATTGACTGAAAAATTCCCATTGATGATCAGATTTGACGAAACCGCGTCGTAGGGAAGTGCGCCAATGTCAGCCGGAAGCAACTCGTCGTCTTCACCTGTTGCGTGTGTGCTCGCATGGTCGGGGACACCGCCGCCGATGACGGTTGAAAGCTGATCTTGAATTTCTTCGATCAAATCCTCTAAATACTCGCGCTGATCGGTGATGTACCCGCAGTAAGTCGCGTTCCCGCGCACGTCCGTTATCATCGCGCTTGTGATCGTGACCGCGCTTGCAGGAATCACGACGATTGCGAAGCAGATATCCGTGTCGCCGTCAAAGGTCGTGTACGCGTCAACTTGACCGCCCGTAAACTCTCCGCTTGCCGTATCTAATCTCGCGGAAATATAAAGCGTCTGTTCGCTCTCGCTTGATGTGCACGTGATCGTTGTGTCGGTCGTTTCCCATGCGAGATAGCCGTTCTTGAAAGCGAATCCCGCGCCCACACCGAGAATCATTCCCGTGGTCGCGCTTATTAACAGGTTGCTTGACGGAAGGTAAGGAACGCCATCCGGAACCATGACGGAAACGATCTTCGCGAAAAAGTCCGATCCCTCCGCTTTGTTCCCAATCGCAAACCCGTCACCGTTGATCGTCCAACTGTCGGACGTGAAAAATCCTGATCTAAACAAGGCGTTTGATCTCCTTTAACATGAATTTCTTTAGCGTCAAATAGTTCTCGCCAAACTTTGGAATAATGATACCGTTGTTCTTATCATCGTATATCGTCTGCGCTTCTGCGAGAATTTCAGATGCCAGTATTCCGCGCGACGGATCGGCAATGTCCACGAGATCGCCCACAAAACAGTCAATGCCGATTTGCGGATGTGCTGTTGGTAGAATCTCGCCGTCGATCAATTCAACGGGCTTGTACTTTTGCAAGGCGTTGTAGCCGATTGAATACAGCGAGTACTGACGTTGTGGTGCGCCGTAAATAACAGCGTCGATTCCAGTTGCGGACGTTGTGAATGTCGTTTTCGTCCATGTTTTTCCGTCTGCGGAATACGCATGATGTTTCGTTGAATAACTATAAGCGTGGAACAATGTTCCGTCGAATGTTACGGTAATCCAATCCGCTGATGTTCCAGATGGTGTAACTTCTGTCCACGCCACGCCGTCACTTGACCACGCTATGATATCAGCTTGTCCAACCGCAACGAATACACCAAGTCCAGCCGCCATGTCAAGGAAGCGATGACCAGAAAGCGATTCGATAATATTTACGCTTTCGGTTGCGCCATAATCCGTGGATGTAATTGTAAGCGGTTTGTATGTCGTTCCGTTATACCATAGTCCCGCACCGCAAACAATACCACGATCATAGCAAGTGCGTAAAATTGCAGATTGCGTTGGAGAACCGCTTATTGCTATCGGAGTTACCGTCCAAGACGCTCCGTCGAACGATGTACATTTGTTTAGAGAAGTCGTGCCTTGCGAATATGTTACAAACTTATTTATAACATATGCCGCATTAACCATCTTTCCGTGCCCAGTTGTCAACCCAGTATTCCAACTATCTGTATCGTATCCGTATCCAATACCACCAAGTGACGAAAATATAATATACATTCCGTCAGAATAAGTTAAACCCTCTATGGAAGAAACAGCTCCGGTTTCTTTTTTTGTCCAGTTTATACCGTCCGTTGAAACGGCGATATCTCCGGTATCCCCTCCCGCTATAAACTTTCCGTTTTCATATGAGATTGACCATAACGGTGCAATTCCCGTTATCATTCTATTTGTCCATGTTTGCCCGTCCGTAGAAGATGCGATATATCCAACGCCAGTAGAATACGTTCCAACCATGACATACAGCGCGTCGTTTTCGGTATCGTCGTAGGCATTTGAACCTTTAATGTAAATCGTTCGTTTCGGTTCACCGTTCGACAAGTCAACGATTGCGGTTTGTGGCGCGGTTTCGTCCTCATCGCAAACGACCGCACAATTATAGTATTCGCTCTCATTCCTTTCGTATTCCATGTTTTCCACGTTACCCAAAGACGCGGAGAACGTAGCGTATGCATTCGCGGTCTGGTCTTGCGTCCTGTCGGTTCCATGCAGGATAGCGAACACTATCTGATCGTTCGAGATATTGTACGTCAGAGAATACGAGAATCCGCGCTTATTTAATTCCGTGTATAGGAACTCACCAAGCGACCCCCTGGGCGCGTTCGCGTCGATTGCGCGAGCGTATCCGTTCACGGTTTCAAATGCGAACTTGTCAATCTCCTGCCAGCCAGTCGCGCAATATGAATTAACCAACGCCCTTATTTCAGTTTCAAGATTCCCCTGCAAGCGTTCTGGTGTTTCGATCACAACGCGGTCAAGCAGGACATTCAAGTTATGTCCTGCAAGCGAAAGTTCACCATTCGCGCTCAGGTCTTTGGTCTTGATCGTTGAGATTTCAAACGTGCGCCCGTTGACATAGACATACGCTGCGTCTTTTACATCGTTGTACTTTTCGACGGGCAGAACGAGTTTAAAATCCCCGTCCTCGCTCCACTTGTCGGTATACGAAAGAGAGGAAAACGTATCAATCGGTTTTCCGTAGATTTCAAAATCTGAGTCTAGCAGATAAATATCCACCTTATCCCCTGTACCTTTCCCGCCAAGCGAGGGACTTGACGAGATTGTCAACGCCAGAATCAGCGGAAATAGTAATAGTATTGCTACCAACCGCCAGCCCAAAGAAGTCCGATAACCTGTCATACTTACAAACCACTCCATTCAATTCCGTGTACTTGTCGCCCTCAACAGTGGATACGACAACTACATCTTGATCTGCGAGCGTTTCCAGAACGCGGACATAGTCCCCGTCTGCGTTCGCAATTTTCGGATTGATTGTAGCACCTGACGCGGTTAATGTCAAGACGAAGCCGCACGGATCATGACCGCCGACAGTGAACGTGATCGTATTACCGGATACCGCAACGCCAGCGGTCAAGCCAACGTCAGCGATAAAGGACAGCGGAAACGAGATCAATCCGGTTTCGGCTTTAAACGTGTCCGTGTTTTCGTCGCCAAACAGCCACGGATTCGGCAGGATAATCGTTACCGTCAGATACGGTACGCTATTCCATTTCAGGTTTCGCGGCTTTTCAACTTTCGCGATATAACCAAACCCAACCCGCGTTACGCCGTTTTTGTAAATCGTCAGTTCTGTTGACAGTTTGCTGTCAAGATACGATTTTAACAGCAGTTCGGTTGCATCGATCTGCGCTCCCGTTGAAAGAGCAGAGCGTAGAATCAAATCGATGTAGCGCGGTTGGTAGCGTATGCTTTTCAGATACGCACCGTCCCGCGCCCCCAAGTTTTCCACGGACACGTCAACGTCCATGTACTCGTCGCCTTGAATGGAGATCAAATCCCAATCGTACGCGGTTCCGGTCTGGATAATGTTCGTGCCGATTTGCAGTTTAATTTCTTTTCTATCAGGCATACAGCACCCCCGCAAGTTCACGATTGATTCTGTTTACGGTCTGAATCGGAGAAGTTACGGGCTGATTAAAGTTGATCGCGCCGACCGTTACGCTCTTCCCGAAAACCGTTCTCTCCGCGCTCGTCGCAAGCGTTCCGACGCTGGAAAGGTTCGCGCTGATGTTCGGAGATATTGTTGCACCGTTCAAGCCGGACAAGAGCATGTCAGGATTGATTCCCGCTACCGTTGCACGAAATGCGCGGATGAACCCGTTGCCCGCACCGTTTCCCATATCTTCGCCGACTTCGCTTTCCATAACAGTTGACGGAGATTTAATCCCAAGTATCTTTTTGAAAAAACCGACAACACTCCCAACCCATTCAGTAATTTTGTTTTTAATCCACTGAAACGAATTGCTTATGCCTTGCCAGATTCCCGTGACTATATTCTTACCGATATCGAGCATCTGCTTGCCAAACGTTCCAAACGCCTTGAATAGTCCCGCCATCATCTTCGGAACCGCCGCGACTAATTGCGGGATTGCTTGAATTAAACCCTTGACAAGCGCAATCACGATCTGGATCGCCGCTTGAATCAGTAACGGCAAATTCGTCAGAATCGCGCTAACAAGCGCGGTTATCATTGTCGGGATTTTCTGTACCAGAATCGGGAGCGCGGATATCAACCCCTGAGCGATACCCATTGTAAGCTGAATCGCCGCGTCAACCAGTAAGTCAATGTTATTGATAAGCGTATCAACCATTGTTAATATTGCTTCAACGATAGCCGGAATAAGAACAGGTGCTTGCTCCGCCAGTCCTAGCGCGAGCGTGGTCAATATCGAAAGCGCGGTTTCTAACAGCATCGGTATGTTCTGCAAAACAAACATGCCAAATTGAGTTATCAAATCAAATGCCGCCGTTACCAGTAGCGGCATGTTTTGCATAATCGACGTTGCCAACACTTGCAGAATCGAGCCGCCAACCTTGATTATTTGCGGGATTGCTTGCGCTATTTTATCAACAAACCCACCAATA